TAGTTTGGCTGATCAAATTGTCACTGCTATTGGTGTTGGGCATTGTGCTAAGATGCGCACAGCCGAAGCAGTGGAAGAAGTGAACCGAAGCAACTGGAGCAAGTTTGAACAGGAGACAGGACAACCCATTTTCTCTCCTTATGGTAAGATTGTCAAAGGCCCAAGCTATCGGGCCCCTAACTTGAAGGACTTTGTATGAAAATGAAAGAAGCGTACACCGATGAATGGGGAGATGCCCTAGACACCACCAATAATGCTCTAGGCAAGCTGCTTCGTGAACGACTAGACAGTGGCATTGTCCCCATTAGATGCACCACTGACGAGCTTAAGAAGGCCCCTGTAATGATTGAAAGAAAGAAACCTATGGACATTGAAGACACCCTTAAACAACGTGGCAACAACTATGGTGACTACCGTGATGTGGCTTTCACAGCACAGGAGATGAAGCTGGCTTTGCGCCGTACAAAGAGCTGGCCTCATATGGAAGCATACATGCAAGAGAGCCTTGACATGATTTGTAACAAGATGTCACGCATTGTCAATGGCAACCCCTATTATGATGATAGCTGGCACGACATAGCAGGCTATGCTACATTGGTGGTTAAACAACTGGAGAAAAAGTGAAGCTCTACCTCGACATTGAAACAACAACAGATCACAAGAAGATTTGGTGTTGTTTTACGTATGATGAAAGTAATGGATATTTATGTCACACAAAAGCGGATACACTCGCACCCTTAATCGCAAGCTCAGAAACAGTGATCGCTCACTCCTTGATCGGCTTCGATGGCCCAGTTCTGAGGAAATGCTGGGGGGTGACGATACCAGCGAAGAAGGCGAAAGATACCTTGATCTTGTCTCGTCTATACAATCCAAATTTAGACGGAGGCCACAGCCTGAAAGCTTGGGGCGAAAGAGTGGGAGAGAAGAAGATTGATTATGAGCAACGGTGGAAAGAACTAGGCTTAGAGGGTAATTGCTATGACAATCCCTCTCTTCCCTTGATGTATGAATATTGTCAACAAGACGTAGCTGTGCTTGTAAAAGTAGAGAAGCTTATTGACAAGGTGCTAGACCAAGAGAAGTTCTCACAAGAGTGCCGACAGCTTGAGCACGAAGTCGCTATAATCGTCTATAAACAGCATGAACATGGTTTTAAACTCGACATTCCGAAAGCTCAGGGCTTACTGGCGTCTCTGTCTGGCAAGATGGTGGATATTGAAGGCAAGCTACAAGACATCTTCCCGCCTACCATCGAAGAGATGAAGAAACCTGCTTATTGGGCCGTAGAAGGCCTGCAAGCAGAAACCAAGGGGGAGCTTAAGGAACTGCTCAAACAAGCTGGTATGAAGGCTTCTAAGGCTGATGAGGCTATTGCTGGCCCTATGAAGACTAAGAGCATCCCTTTCAACCCCGGCTCTCGTCAACAAATTGCTGAGCGCCTCCAAGGGCTTGGTGTTGAATTCTCTAAGACAACAGACAAGGGCTCCATCATTGTGGACGAGAAGGTGTTGGAGAACATTGATCTGCCAGAGGCTAAGGCTTTGCTGGAATATTTGATGCTACAGAAACGTGTAGCTCAGGTGTCTAGCTGGCTTGAAGAGGTGAAGGATGATGGTCGTGTACATGGACGTGTGAACACCAATGGGGCTGTAACAGGCCGTATGACACACAGCTCTCCTAACATGGCTCAAGTTCCTAACAGTGGTTCCATCTATGGCCCTGAATGTCGTGAGCTGTGGACAGTGGACAAGGACAATGTTTTAGTTGGTGCTGATGCTAGTGGCCTTGAGCTGCGTATGTTGGCCCATTACATGAAGGATGAAGACTATGTCAAAACTGTCTGTGAGGGAAGCTCTAAGGATGGCACGGATGTCCACACGGTTAATCAAAAAGCGGCCTCGCTACAAACCCGTGATCAAGCAAAGACGTTTATTTACGCCTTTTTATACGGGGCAGGCCCATCGAAGATTGGCTCGATTGTCGGTGGTAGTGCTACGGCTGGACAAAAGCTCATCACTTCCTTCCTTGAAGGGACTCCCGCACTCAAGCGTCTACGTGATAAAGTATCCGTGGTTGCGTCCAAGGGCTATGTACCGAGCCTTGATGGTAGAAAGATTTGGGTTCGCAGTGAACATGCAGCACTCAATAGCCTGCTTCAAGGGGCTGGCGCAATTGTGATGAAGAAAGCGTTGGTAATTCTTAGTAATCACCTACATAAGCATAAGATTCCTCATGGGTTCTGTGCTAATGTGCATGATGAATGGCAGATTGAAACAAAGAAACAACATGCTGATACTGTGGGCAAACTTGCTGTACAATCCATTGAAGAGGCAGGAGTGGAGCTAAAGCTGTTCTGCCCTGTTTCCGGCGAATATAATGTCGGTTCTAACTGGAGGGCTACTCACTAATGGAAAACACTGAAGAAGCAATGCGTAAGCTGTCTGAGGAATGCGACACATCTCTTCATATCTTCGTTAAGGACGGACAACTCATCCTTGTTCATAGTCCTTTTGACAGTGAAGAAGAAGTGATTAACATCCTTAATAGCACTATTGCCAACATGGTTACTAGACAAACACTTGACAGAGTGGTGAATACTCGGTTACAATGATGCTCACGATGTTCGCATTTGCTTGCGCACAATAAAGGTTTTGGAAAGCGGATGTCAGACAGGATACATGGACTCAGCAATGAGCACAGGGGGTTGCTATGCCCCACGGAGAATAGCCTGTTAGAATGCAGCGAGTACACAATGACAGGGAGGAAAGACTCTCATTTTATAAACAAAGGAAACTAAGATGACACAAGTAAAACTGGTTGGTAAACTCTTCTGGGCTAAACACATGGACACCCCAAACACAGAGTTCAACCCTGCGGAAGTTCGTAATGAAATCTGTATCGGTGGTCTGTCAGACTCACTGGCTGCACGTTTGAAGGACGAGCTCAATGTGAAGGTGAAAGAACGTCAAGATGACAAATACAATCGTGGTAAATACATCATTATCAAGACTAAGTATGTCATCAAGGCAGTGGATGCAGACGGTAAAGAAGTGGCTCCCTCAGCCATTGGTAATGGCACTATTGCTGAACTCACTGTCAGCAGCTATGCTCACAAGATGACAGCAATGCACGGTAATGCTCCTTCCTTGTTGCACAGTGTGGGTAACCCTGCCATTAAGATTAAGGAGCTTGTAGCCCCTCCTGATGGCTCTGCTGTTGAAGAAGAAGAAGCAGAAGTGGTGCTGTAATGACCGTTGCTCTCGTTGATGGTGATATGTTTTGCTACCGCATTGCATTTGCCTGTAAAGACGAGTCTGAGAAGGTGGCTATCAAGACGATGGCTACCTTCCTTGAGGATGTCTTGATGACACAGCTAGACCTCAATGAATGGGAAGTGTTCCTAACAGGGAAGACCAACTTTCGTAATGAAGTGGCTGTGACTATCCCCTACAAGGGTAATAGAAAGAATGTCGATAGACCTCCTCATCTAGACCTCTTACGAAGCTACCTAACAACAGCTTGGGCAGCAGAGACAAGCAGTAACGAAGAAGCAGATGATCTCATTGCTATTCGTGCTACAACTCTTGGTGATAGCTCCATCATCGTTTCATTGGACAAAGACTTCGATCAGGTGCAAGGATGGCATTACAATTTTGTAAAACAGAAAAAGTATTATGTCTCCGCAGAGGAAGGACAGCGGTTCTTCTACAAGCAAATCTTGATGGGAGACAAGGCCGACAACATTGCAGGCATCAAGGGAGTTGGTCCAGTGAAAGCAGAGAAGATGCTTGCAAAGGCTACCACCGAGCAAGAGCTGTATGCTGTGTGCTTGGAGGCAATGGGCGCAGAAAGAACACTTGAGAATGGAAGGCTTTTATGGCTACGAAGAACACCAAGACAAATGTGGCTCCCGCCTACAGCACCTTCTATCTAGCAGGGTGTAAGTGGACAGTTTCTCTTAGCAAGGACATTACAGAGATGGGGACATGTAACCCAATGACGTATGAGATTGTTCTTAAAGAGAATATGTCTCCACAGGCAATTGAAGCAACCTTCTTTCACGAGTTGGTACATGCAATTAAATTCACAATGGGAGAGACAGGACACGATGAACGAGAAGTTGAAGCCTTTGGAAACCTCCTCCACCAAACGTTTGTACAACTGTGGAGAGTGGACACCAGCAAGGTTTAGAAGCTTTGTTGTTTCTGCTCTAAGAACAGCTACACGTAGGTGGCCCCCGAAGTATAAGGCCTTGAAAGAGGCTTACGCAGGCAGGAAGACTAACAAGAAGACAAACAAGCTGGCTATGCACTACAAATGTGCATGTTGCAAGAAAGAGTTTGTAGCAGCTGATGTACAGGTTGATCACATCCTACCTGTTGTCAATCCAAAGACAGGGTTTACAACATGGGAAGAATATATTGATAATATGTTCTGTGAGAAGAACAACCTGCAAATTCTCTGTAAGCCTTGCCACTCAGTAAAGACACAAGAAGAGAAAGACGAAAGGAAAGAATATGGCAAGACCAAAGGGCAGCAAGAACCAGCCAAAGCCAAGCCTGCCAGAAAGCGTACAACCAGAGCAAAGTGAACAACTTGTCTTGTATGTTGTTAACTATTGGGTTCCCTTTCCAGCTAGTGAGTATGGTGGTATGCAAGTGGTAGTGGCTAAGGATGATGAAGAGTGTTATAAGCTAATTGCTGAGAGTGACGACATGGAAATGAAACACCACAAACAAGCAGAAGAGCTTATCAGGGCACGTATCAAGAAGGCTTCACGGTTTGCTCTTGATGGTGCATATGTCCCAGAGATGGTGAGGAGC